GCAGAAAATGCACTCGCGATACATCGCAACCATCGCCAAGATGTCTTCTTTCTTGTTCTTGATGATGTTCTGGTCGGCCAGCATCTGGATGATGCTGTCGAAGTTGCGATAGAAGCTGTTGATGCCTCGCTCGACATTCATCGCCTGCAGCTTGCGCACGTTCTTGTGCACGTTACCGGAGATGACCATGGTCGGGTTGACCAGGTATTCGAGCAGGTTGATGCTGTTGTAGGTCAATGCCTTGGACAGCTGAATCCAAGCCATCGGGTTGATGAAGGTAGCCACGCCCTTGGGCGGAGCCATCCACAAAACCGACTCAAGCGGCCTTTCGGTCACCGCCATGACCGTGGTACCACACGCCGAGCACTTGATGCCGACGTTGAACTCGCCTCGAAGATCACCACACTCACAGGACGGGACGATGTTCAGCACATCACCGTCGTAGTGGGTATAGATCAATCGATTGAGCGACTCCCGGTCCTCAATGGTTGAGATGTTGTAGTTGTTGACCAAGAGCGGGGGTGTTGACGAAGTCGCGTAGACCTCGTTAAGGTTAGTCATCTTCAGTGAAAAACCCATGAGTGGCATTACTCCCGCAGACAGATTGTAGAGGCACTATAGTACATCGGATTTCGTTGTCCTCTAGTTATTTACACTCACTGGACGGCAAAAAAAGAATGGGGGCCCCGAAGGGCCCCCATTCACCGCTGCTACTACACAGCTGTTACCGCTTAGCGACCCAGGCCACCGAAGCCCACGCCCGAGACGGCGCCGCGGAACTGCTGCGCCGGGCCCATGCCCGAAGCGAACAGGCCGCCACCGCCGATGGCGTTGAAGTCCAGCGCCTGGTTGACCGTGGTGTAGTTGCCACGCACGGTCTGGCCGGTCAGGTCGATCAGGGTGTCGTTGGACTGCAGCAGCAGGCCAGCGGCTTCCAGCGACTTGACGATGGCGCCCAGCAGGGCCGAGGTCAGCACCAGGCGACGGGCGTGGCCACGCAGCACGTAACCGGCCAGCAGTTCACGCTGGATACGGTCGCGACGCTCCAGGCGCACTTCCATCGGCACGTTGACGTCCCAGAAGGTCGCCGACCACTCGTGCAGGATCTTCATGTCGCCTTCGCCGACGATGTTCAGCATGGCCAGGTAGTCCAGCTGACGGATGTCGGCCTTCACGCCGGTGCTCGGGGTCCAGTAACCCAGCGGCACGCGGTTGTTCTCGTCGATGGCCATCGGCTGGGTGCCGTCCCAGAACGCGCTGAACTTGCCGTCGGTCAGGTTGTTGAAGGCGGTGACGATGCGCTTCTTGGCTTCCGGATCGTTGTGCGCGGCCAGGTACAGGTCACGGGTCAGCCAGGTGTTGTCGCCGGCTTCGTCGATGTCGATGGAGTACATCAGGTTCGGCGAGATGGCGGCAGCCAGCATCTGGTAGTACGCGTTGGTTTCCTGCTGGCTCGGGTACGGCAGGCGGGTCGGCTTCTCGGCGCCGGTCAGGTTGACCTCGAAACCGATGGCCGTGGCATCACGCAGGTTCGGCTCGCCCTTCTTGGCGGTCGCCGGCCAGCGCGGAGCGAAGGCCTGCAGCCAGTAGTTGCGACGGGACATGACGATCGCCTGGCCCAGGCCGAGGCCCAGCAGTTCCGGGGTCGACGCATCGGTCAGCGACTCGATGTTGGTGATGACCGCACGCGGCACGTAGCGCCACGACGGAGCCTGCTGGAAGCCGAACTGGCCCGGGATCTGCGCACCGTACGGATTGGCAGCCTGCTGGACCGGGCTGTAATCCAGATCGATGTACAGGTCGGTGGCGACCAGGTCCTTGTTGCGGTTGTCGTTCGGGTTCCACTGGGTGGTGTTGCTGTTCTGCTCGCCGGCCTTGCGGGTGACGATGCGGAAGTCCGAACGGATCGGCATGCCCTGGATGTCGAACAGCGGCGCCGGGTTGTTGTCCACGCCGGTGACCGGCTGACCACCCGAGACCAGCAGCTTGACGTCCAGCGGCTGTTCCTTGATCACGCCCTGCTGCACCATGGTGGTGGAGGTGGCGTCGACGGCCTGGCGGAACAGCAGCGCGATGCGCAGTTCGTCGGTCGGCTGCACTTCAGCGAAGATCGGCTGGGCGCCGGCGTTGAAGATCTTGGCCGACTGGCCGAAGCTGTTCTGCAGGAACTGCTCGACGCGCTCCCACAGGGTGTTGTCGATGGCATCGCCCGGCGCGGTCGGCAGGGAGAAGGTGGTGCCAGCGTGGGAGACCTGGCGCGGCGGCAGCTTGCCGGCGCTGGCTTCGATCTGGTAGGTGTAGGCCGCCACGACGGGCACGCCGCCCTGCGAGTAGGCCTTGACCAGCACGATCGAGGAGAAGTGGGTGCCGACGCCGTCGACCAGGAAGATCTGGTAGTTGGTCTTGGCCGCGTCGGGCAGCTTTTCCAGCAGCTTCTTGAAGGCATCCTGGTACAGGGTAGCCGCGCCGCTCAGGCCGCTGCGGGAGATGTCGCGCTTGAAGATGGTGTTGATGTCCATTGCGTTGCTCTTGGTGTTGTTCTGGATGGGGCGGCTGGCGGTGTCGACATTCGACTGCGCCGGGGCTTCGGTACGGGTGGATGCGGCAGCTTGCGGGCTGGCCATCCCGGCTTCCTTGAACGCCTGACCCATGGTGGTCTGCGGAGCGTCCTTCGGAGTGCCGTTCTGGTCTTTGTCTTTCTGGATCATGGTGCGGTTACCTCATGCTTATTGTAGTAGCGGCAGGATTATGTTCACAATGGACACCGACGGGATTTATTCCGTGAGTGTACAAAGGGATGATAAGTGGTTGAAATATCTTTCATTCCACCTGTCCTGAGCGTGAGAGATACAGAAGCTCCAGTCAGGGCACTCACGTTTCCGTGAGCGGGACTGTGTCCTATACCATGTATACGCGAGTTATTTTTTACACTTGTCAATCTCACTCGCGATTATATGACGATTCCTTCAGAGGTGGACATGTATCAGCTCTTCCATGAACGGTCGGTTAGCTCCGCTGGGGGCTACCGCCCGCCAGAGTTCAACCGACTGCGAGACGGGCTGCGACAGTCCATCGACAAAATCATCGCCTACCGGCAGAGCAATACACGCGCCCTGCTGGACTCACACTTGTTGATTGGACTGCTACAGAGTCTCAACATTTCATTGCACCTTCCGGTGGAAATTTACGTCGACAAAGTCGGCGATGCCATGCACGGTGTAGTCACCGCACTGAAGATGACATCGCCCCTGTCGGTGGGCAAGGTTCACACCGAAGGCGTGTTCTACCGTCGACGTGGGGAACGCATCGGCGTGGGTGAAGTCATCATCGCCAATGAAGACACGTTCGACATTCAGGACTTCAAGCAGAACTGGCGATCCTACGATCCCATCAGGGTATTACACCATCCCTGTACGGATCTGGCCCTGAACGTGCCTGACGGGCGCGTGACGCAGTCCCTGACCGGGTACAGCGTCATCTCCATCAATGTCCCGATGTTGGCCGCACAGTACCGCGCATGGCGCCACGAGCGAGCCATCATTGAACGTCAGGAGTCGCCCCGGACGATGGGTCAGTTCCTGATGGAGGTGCCGTTGCCCAACATGCTTTATACGCATGTTGAGGTGGCCCTGTTCAATCGCATGATGGCGATCTATTACGGAAAGCCGTTGCCGAATATCCGCAACAGCCATCCGTTTGCCCTGCCGGACTGGACGGGTGCCATCGATCAGGTGCTGACCAACTTCATCGCCAACATGCTGCCCAAGAAGCCGGACTTTGATACCCTGCTGTCCAGCTTCCCTACCGTGTGGCATCGGGACTACCACGAGGTCGTGCGACTGCCTGATCTGAGCTACGTCCATCAGATGCAGTGGCCGGTCCTGCTGGCCCGTATGGAGATGGTGGCCTGGCTGGTGCAACAGAACCAAGCCCAGCAGAACGAGCGCAATCGCCAGTACCTGACTCAACTGCGTACGTACCTGGTGACCCTGGATGGCGGTAAGTACCTGGCCAACCCGCTCAACCCGGCGCAGTACGCACACGCCATCACGTTCCTGCGCGAGCAGATCGTGCCATACCTGTAAAAGGCGCCCCCGCTCTCCGTGCTGGAGAGCGGGGGTTATATGCCGTCTTGCTTTTAGTCCAGGTTCAACTCGCCGAATTCCCATTCCGGATCGAGCAACCATTCATCGTCAGAGACCAGCTTGGTGTTGTAGTCATTGGCACGATAGTAACCCAGGCATTCGAGGATGATGTAGAACCCTTCCATGACCTGTGCAATCGTACCGCGAATATTCACCGCACCCAACATCTCTTCGGGGATACCGATACTGCCGACGATGGTCTCTGGCAACATCAACTGCTTCATGCCAGACTTCTTGCCCTTCAACTTCAGGTACTCCTCCATGCGCTTGGCGATGGAGCGGTCCTTGATCGAATCCAGCCACGTCTTCATCTTGGCCGGGGAGTCGGTTTCCATCGGGATCTTGATGGCCCGGTACGGCGGTGCACCTGCAGAGCCGTACTTGGGAGCAAACACCGATTCCCACAGCAAGTAGTGATCGTAGTTGGTGGACTTAGCCGTTTCCGAATAGGACTCACGCAACTTGATGTTCATCGACTTGAGGTAGTCGAACTTACCGCTAAATACCGAATCGCGGATTTCGATTTCCTTCTTGGCGATGTAACGCAACACCTGCTTGATCGAGATCGCCTCACCTGCCATCACCGAGTCCATCAGGTGGCGCATCAGCTTGTGCGAGGCCTTGGTCAGGCGCGGCGGGACATTGGAGTTACGCAAGCCCACGCCCTTGATCTCCATCTTCATTTCCTTGAAGACGTTACCTTCCTGCGCAGAGATGTAGGCGAAGTAGTGCTTGGCACGCGCTGTCAGGACGAACACCGGGAAGTAGTATTCGTTCTTCATCGACAGGCGGTTCAGGTCCTTCTGCGCCACACCCATGTTGGCCGAGAACGTGGCCAGGATGTGTCGGATCAGCTGACCGGCCAGATACACCGCCGTGTTGGCCACGGCAATGGAGGTGTCGGTGAAGTCCAGCTTGCCTACGTACCACTCGGTCCAATACTGCACCGTGAAGATCGTGGAGTCGGTATCGGAGGTGATCGCCGTACGTCGGATGATGGACGGCATGTAGTACACAGAAGCCGGCAGATTGGGCGTGGTCCAGAAACTCTGGATCAAATCCTCATAGCCGTCCAGTGCGTACATCACCTGCTGCGTCATCGCGCCGATGATGGCATAGTCGTTGGCTTCAGTACCGTCGGAAACCGGGAAGTTCCCACGATACTTCTTGACCTTGGCCTCTTCCAGACCGTGGCGTTCCCAGTACAGGATCTTCCACAGCTCGCGACATTCCTTCTTCAGCTTCTCAACAGCCTCTTCCTTACGCTTACCGCGCAGCATGCTGATGAAGCCGGACATCTTCTCGGCAACGTTGAGATCGTAGTACCGATCAGCATCGTCGAGCACCTGCTCAGGGACACCGAAGGGATAGACCAGTGCACGCACCAACGCCTCTTGCATGTTGCCACCGCGCAACTGGCGGGCGCACAGCATCGAGACGAATGCACGCAGGTTGTCATCCTGCTCGTTGACATAGAAGTCCGCATCCGGCACCAGCAGGTTTTCCGTGGAACGGATGGACATGCGAGTGAAGAAGGCACGAACGAACTCGGGATTGACCTGCGCCAGGTGGTACAGATCGGAGGTGAAGACAAATGCCGAGCGCTGCAGGTCACTGAGGTTACTCACCAGTTCCTGGATGGCTTCCATCGCCTTGGGGCTGCGCCAGTAGAACTCGGTGGAGCGGGTGATGCAGGCCATGGTCTGTTCGACCGTCGGTGCCTTCAGGCCATGACGCTGCATGGTCCGGGCAATGGCCTCGTAATCGCTGTGGTTGATGATCGAGATGATGTTGGCCTTGGTGATCTCCGGCGACCAATAGTGCCGGTTACCCATCAGGAACTTCTCGTTGTTCGCATTACCGTAGGAGGTGGCCGTACGGCAAGTCGAAGTCAGCGTGGAGTGCGCCGACTTATTCCACAGCACCGTGTACGGCGAGCACTGCGCACCGGACAGGGAGTTGTTCTTGATCTTCAGCGTGGTCTGGGCCGCTTCAAAGATCGCTGCCAGCACTGCTTCGCCCTTCATCTCAGCGACGAACTTGGCGTGCTTGGCTTCCTTGCGCTTCTTCAAGTTGCCTTGAATGTACTCTGCCAGAATCGAGACCCGTTCATCCGGATGGGTATAGGCAGTCAGCGACGGGGACAGGATTTCGCGCTTTTCACGAATGTCAGCCAAGAGCCGATCAAACGGAATGGCTTTGCGTTCACGATCGCCGAATTTGTTGCGCACCAAGACATGCGCTACGGGGATAACCAACTCACGACGACCGCCCGGCCCGATGGTCTTACGGACGAAGTCACGACAGACCTCCAGCGGCTGGCCGGTCATCAGGTGCATGTGGCTGGCCTGGTCTTCCACGTACGTGCCGAGCAGGTCGTAATCACGTTTGTAGTGGTCCAGCTCTTTGACGAAATGCTTCATTTCAGCCCACGGGTAGTATTGCTCATTGGATAGGTCCAGCTAGTCGAAAAATAAAAGGCGGCATAAAAGAGGCGCCGGGGTAACCCGGCGCCAATATGCAGATACAGCAACAGAAAGACAATGGGAGTAACCGCAAGCCACGGTAGTGTCCAGCTACCGTCCGATCGCCCGCAAGCGATCTATACGATAGTATCCGGTTACTGAATGTCTTGGATTGCTGCTGCTGTGAAGCCGTTGGACGACAGTGCCTTGAGCAGCTTGCCATCATCTTCCGGGGAGACGTTCTCCACGGTGATGAGCACCTTGCGGGTGGTGGCAATCTTCAGGCTCTCCTTGCGAATCCACGGCAGGCCCACGGCAGTGGTCATGCCACTGGCCAGCTTGAGCTTGACGTAGAGGTAGCTGTCGAACTTGTCCGGGACCGTGTTCGGCGGCAGGGTCGCATAGACGTTGGCGTGCTGGGCGACCGGGTCGATCCAGAACTTGGCCGTGTCGGCGTCGACGATGGCCAGGACTTTGGCGTTGTTGAATTCGTTGCCGAGCATCTGGGCCGGGTAGACCTCAAAGCTGACTACGGCGCCAAACGGGAGATCGGTAGGTGCTACGATGCTCATGGCAATTCCTGATGATGAAAGGCTTCATATCAGTAGGCTTAGCGCAACGCGATCACCATGATGTCCCCGGACCATTTGAAGAAGTAGTAGCGGAATCGGCCTTGCAGATCCCAGCCGGCCGGGAAGGTTCGGCGCAACGCCAAGAAATCAGCATCGTACTGCTCCACCAGTAACCGCAGTGCTCGATCGACGTAGATGTGATCGTGAGGTGCGAAGAAGCGATACAGCTCCTGATGAAGTCCAGCCACCCGATTGGGGTGGGGCTGGAAGCTACCGGCCAGATGGTTCACTACGGCCTGTCCAACCATACCGAGGTCATAAAAACCCGAATTTGCCGGGACCATCTCAGTTAGGTAGGTCTCAATAGCAGCACCTGATCCCAACTGGATTTTACCCGGCAGCGTATCGCTGGTCATGCTTGGCTCCCATGTCAAAGGTTTCCACAAACAACATCACATCCAATCCCCGCATCTCCGCATACCCCACATTGGAGACATAGGAGGAACCCACCACCGAATTAACGATGGGCGGGCACAGGGCTACCAGTTGATTGGCCAAGCCAGGAACGATCGTGAACAACGTAGAGATCCATGCTTGAACCTGTTCGTCGGTATAGGTGTCGTTCAAAAACTTGCGCATGTCCGGAGTGAGCAGGAATTCGATGAAGACGTACATGACATCCGGAATGTAGAAGTTCGCCCGACATTGATCGCCTGCGTTGTTACCGTTGAAGATCAGTTGGACCAGTGTGGTAATCACCGGTCCCAGCCCCAGCGCGGGCGGCATCTGCGACCACATCGGAAGATGGGGTTCGATGACATCCCGCGTGGGGATAATGACGTTTTGCATAGGACAGTTCCTACGTATTGGGGATCTCGACGATGAGGTCGTATCCCTGCCAGCCGGAAAAGCTCATCATCTCCTGCTGCGCATCGGTGATCGAGAACATCTCGAACAGCTGCGTCAGGTGGAGGTATGAGCGGAAGACAATGTTCTCCACGACGATACTGATGTCGTGTTGGTCGCGCTGCTCCAATGCCATGAAGTCACGCGAGTTGTAGACGTTGTCAGACACCAGCGTCGTCACTGCCTGATAGGGCAGTGCGTACAGCTTGGCCGATTGCAACGCCAAGATCCGCGAGGCTTCCGGACCACTGCTCTGGGCAATGTACAACACCACCTGTTCGATAAGGTGTCGGGGAGTGATGTTGATCTTCGCCAGCAGGTGCTCAACAGTGGCGTACTCCTCAAACGCATCCCGCGTGGGCAGGATGAGTCGGATGTAGCGACTGTGGGGAGGGAAACGGTGCATGGAGGTTCCTAGTCGTCCCGTCCACGCATATCCAGCAGGATACCGTTGGGTACGGATTTGATGTAACGGATGTCAATCTCATCGGCAGAACCAAACGTTCCCTGCAAGCCCGGTTCGAGCATGCGGTACATCGCTCGTCCCAGCTGATGGGTGATGTCAGTCAAACGGCGGGATGCTTCGTACCACTCGTGGAAGAGTTCAGCATCGACACTCACCAACACCACGTCATCCATGGTGGGCAAGCGATCGCTACTCATGAACTCCCACGAGGTGATCGCGGTGCGCATCAATTCATCGAAGGAGATGCCGTATTTCTCCAGCGTGTTTTTCTCGAGATTGGCCAACTCCTCGTGAGGAATCGGCATGGGGACCATGAGCAGCATGTTCGTATCTTCAAATGAGAGGGGACTCTACGCTGACTAGAATGCTGTCATCGCTGATAGCTTTTTCGTAGCGCAATGTTGACGACGACCCGGTCAG